ATCAATTCTCAGGTTACCAGCTAATCGAATGTGCATTCGATTTCCTTAAAGCTAATAACTTCATGGACGAAGATGGTGAGGTCTTAAGACCTTTACCCATCAAACGTTCCGTAATACGCGAGCCAGGCCTAAAGGCCAGAATGGTTACCATTGATCTATGGGCGGTTACAGTTTTACTGCAACCGTATTCCCATATGACCGCTCGAATAATGAAAAATCATCCGTTTGCTCGGGCAGGCCTTGCGGCTAGTGCCCAAACTTGGGAGTGGATGAAGGGATTTGGTGCTGTTGGTGAAGGCTGGACCATCCAAAAGCAGAATCTCTTCAAAAATCTCGCTTTGTTGACGAGCGACCTCGAAGAGGCCACCGATCACTGCGATCATCAGATTACAGAACAGAGTCTCAACGGTTTTCACCGTGGAGCAGAAACGGATTCAGTTTACACTCGACGATCGGCTCACCTTCTGGTGTCACCGGTCGAGTTTAACGAAAATGACTACGATAATCGTAAGCCGCCGTCCCTGAGAGTCTCAGACAGAGCTGTGCTCATGGGGAGACCCGGCTGCAAAGGTGCTTTAGAACTTATCAACTTAGTTGATGAAGAAATCTCTTTCCGGGACCACTATAAAGAGGTCACGGGAAAAGTCCTACCGGACTGGTTTCTTATGAAACAGGTTAGGGAGGATGGCACCGATGTTAAATCCAGCAAAGAGGCCGATGGTTTACCACCCATCAATCCTCTATTATCCGGTATAATACCAGATAACCGATTTGCATGGAGAAATTTCGCTGCGGCAGGCGATGATCACCTGGGCATGGGGCCAGAGAAGTACCTGATGGATATAGGGAGACATCATGTACGTAACGGTCTAGCCTTGTCGCGAACTAAACATGGAGTGACACTCCCGGGTAACCCGAGAGTGGCAAAATACTGTGAAGATTTAGTCTACGTATCTAGAACCACCCAATTCGGTCAAAAGATCGATTGGCGCGAGAAATATACCAAACTCGCAACAGTGGATAGTCTTAAAGTGCGGTGCTTTAGCACAGCAACAAAGGACACGTTGAAAAGAGAACGGGCAAACCCCGTTATCGGTAAATATGGAGCCACGAGAAATAAAATCTCATGGTTACCAAAGGCTTGGAGTGGTTTAAAACCATTCTGCCATCTGATCTTTAAGATCAGATTCAACCGATTTTTGCCAAAGGGTAGGCTGTATCAGCTACCTTTCAGTTTAGGAGGACTCGATATGACTCCGGAGAAATTTAATTTCCCAGATACATTCGGGACACTAAAACCGAGGCATCAGAGAGCTATAGCTCTACTACTCAATGGAGGAAAGTACCCAGCACTCTTCCGTGTACTGGAGACTTTTGCTGCAAACCGCTTTAGCCGTGGCCTTAGCGTGGATGAAGATCCAATTAAGGAAACCCTCGCAGACTTGAGGGACGATACTGCGTCATTCTCACTATATGAGGCTGAGCAGATTGTCCGTAACTCAGGTAAGTGGAAA